CTCGCCGCGCTGGTGACCGCCACCAGCGCCGGCCAGTCGCTGATCGAAACGCTCGCGGCGCACCTGCTGCTGCACGGCAATGGCTATGTCCAGATCCTCAAGGACGCAGCCGGTGCGCCGGTGGAGCTTTACGCCCTGCGGCCCGAACGGGTGCGGGTGGTGCTCGATCATCAGGGCTGGCCTTGCGGTTACGAATATACCGTGGCCGGGCACACCACGCGGCTGCCGCTGGAGGACGAGGACGGCTGGCCTGGCGTGATCGCGATCCGGGCGATGCACCCGCTTGACGATCACTGCGGGGCCGGCGCACTCGAAGCGGCGTGGCAGGCGGTGCTGATCCACAATGCGGCGACCGCCTGGAACCGCGCGCTGCTGGAAAACGCGGCCCGGCCCTCGGGTGCGCTGGTCTATGAGCCCGGCGACGGGGCGGCGCTGGCGCATGAACAGTTCGAGCGATTGAAGCGCGAGCTCGACATTGCCTTTTCGGGTGCGGCGAATGCCGGGCGGCCGATGCTGCTGGACGGCGGGCTCAAGTGGCAGAGCATGGCGCTGTCACCCGCCGACATGGATTTCGCCACCCTCAAGAGCGCCGCCGCGCGCGACATTGCCCTTGCCTTCGGGGTGCCGCCGATGTTGCTCGGCCTGCCGGGCGACAACACTTACGCCAACTACCGCGAGGCCAACCGCGCGCTGTGGCGGCTGACGCTGCTGCCGCTCGCCGACAAGCTGTTTGCCGCGCTGCGTGAAGGGCTCGGGCCCTGGTTTCCCGAGGCGACGCTCGGCATCGACCTCGACCTTGTGCCGGCCCTGTCGGAAGACCGCGAGAGATTGTGGTCACAGGTCGCCGGCGCCGATTTCCTGAGCCGCGCCGAAAAGCGCCAGATGCTGGGCTTCACGCCCGAGGAGACCGCCCAATGAGCAAAGAAGACATGATTGCCAGCCTGATGGCGCAAGCGCGCGAGGAAGGGGCCGAGCTGGTCACCCTGCGCGCCATCGTCGAGGAAGCGAGCGGGCTTGCCACCGACCGCGCGCTGGAGCGGCTCGGATTGGGCGATTCCGGGGCCGAGGGCGATCTTGGCGAACTGCGCGAACTGCTTCGGGCCTGGCGCGATGCCAAGGCCAGCGCGTGGAAGGCGTTTGTCGACTGGCTGATCCGCGGCGCATTGGCGCTGGTGCTGATCGGGATCGCGGTGCGGCTTGGCGTATGGTGGCGGCTGTGACCGTCCCGCCGACCCGCTTTGCCGGCTATGCCGCGCTGTTCGACATCGCCGATGCGGGCCGCGATACGATCCGGCGCGGGGCCTTTGCCCGGACGCTGGCCGAACGCAGCGGTCCGCTGCCGCTGTTCTGGCAACACCGCGCGGACCAGCCGATCGGCGTGATCGAGCATGTCGCCGAGGATGCGCGCGGCCTCAGGGTCATTGCCCGGATCGACCGCCCCGACAGCCGGGCCGCGCACCTGCTGGCGAGCCACAAGGTCGATGGTCTGAGCTTCGGCTTCCGCACCCGCACCGCGCGCCAATCGGAAGCCGGCCGTGAGCTGCTCGAAATCGACCTGTTCGAGGTCAGCCTCGTCACCAACCCCCTGCAACACGGTGCCAGGGTTCATCTGGTCAGCTGATCGCCGACCCCTCTTTCTGCTTTCCACCGGCCGCCACAGGGGCGGCCTTTTTTCTGCCAACCGAAAGGCCACTGCCCCATGGATAATGCCCCCACCTCCATCACTGCCCCCGCCGATCCGCTGGAAGCGAGCTTCGACATCGTCGCCCGTCAGGATCAGGCCGAAGCCGATATTGCCGCACTGCGCAGCGATGTCGATGACGTGAAATCCCGGCTCGACAAGGTCGCTCGCGCTGCCACGCGTCCGGCCATGGGCGGCGTGACGCCCGCCAGCGACGCACCCGAGGTCAAGAGCTTCGTCGACGGTTATCTGCGGCGCGGTCAGGAAACCGAGCTGAAGTCGATCACGGCAAACCCGCTCAGCGATGGCGGCTTTGCGGTGCCGCGCCAGATCGATGCGGCAATCGTTTCACGGCTGGCGAAGATGAGCCCGATCCGCTCGATCGCTCAGGTCGTGCAGACCGGCACCGCCGGCTATCGCAAGCTGGTGGCGACGACGGGCGTTGCATCCGGCTGGGTCAGCGACGCCGCGCCGCGCCCTGAAACCACGACGCCGCAATTTGCTGAAATCGCCCCGCCCAGCGGTGATCTCTATGCCAATCCGGCCGCCAGCCAGGGGATGCTTGACGATGCCGCCTTCGATCTCGAAACCTGGCTCGCTGGCGAGATCGCCAACGAGTTCGCCCGCGCCGAAGGGGCCACCTTCGTCAAGGGGACCGGCACCAATCAGCCGGAAGGCTTCCTGACCGGCGCAAAGGCCACCACCGATGACAGCGTCCGCGCGTTCGGCACGGTCCAGTATATCGGCTCGGGCAGCGCCACCGGGCTCGGCACGGCGCTTGATGCCAAGCTGATCGATCTGATCCACACGCTGCGCTCCGGCCATCGCCAGGGTGCGGTCTTCGTGATGAATTCGACCACCATGGCGGCCGTGCGCAAGCTGAAGACAGCCGATGGCGCGTTCCTGTGGCAGCCGGGTCTGGTCGAAGGCCAGCCCAATCGCCTGCTTGGCTATCCGGTGATCGAGGCTGAAGACATGCCCGATGTCGCCGGCGGTGCCTTCCCGATCGCCTTCGGCAACTTCCGCAATGGCTACCTGATTGCCGAACGCAGCGCCACGCGGGTGCTGCGCGATCCCTTCACCAACAAGCCGTTCGTGCACTTCTATGCGACCAAGCGGATTGGCGGCAAGGTGCTGGATTCGAACGCGATCAAACTGCTGAAGATCGAGGCATGATGCCCCCTGCCAAGCCTTGATCCCCGGCCGGAAGCGCATCCCCCTTCGCTTCCCCTGGCCGGGCTCTCGCGCCCGCATCGCCTCAGGCCGACCTCCCGCCTGACCCTGGCGATGCGGGCGCACTTCTTGGGGATTTCAACATGGGAGAAACCGCGATGCAGCGGATAATCGTGCAGCCCCCGGTGCCGGGCGAGGCTGCGCTGACGGAGCTCAAACACTGGCTCGGGATCAGCCGCCCCAACGAAGACACCACCCTGACCGGGCTGCTCGATGCCAGCCTGACCCTTTGCGAAGCGTTCACCGGAAAGGCGCCGCTGCGACAGACGGTCGAGGAAATCGTGCCGCTGACCGGCGGATGGCAGGAACTCGTCTCGCGCCCCGTGCACGATCTGACCGCAGCGACCCTGATCGCAGCCGACGGGTCGCGCACAGCGCAAACCCTCGCCGAGATGCTCGAATGGCGCATCGCCGGAAGTGCCTGCGTGCGTCTGCTGCGCCCGCTGGAGGGGCGCGGGCTGGCGTTGCAACTGGTGGTCGGGATCGCCGCCGACTGGGCCAGCCTGCCCGCCCCGCTGCGGCACGGCATCATCCGGCTCGCCGCGCATCACTTCCGCGAGCGCGACGGCAAACCATCGGCGGTTCCGCCTGCGAGCGTGACGGCGTTGTGGCGTCCCTGGCGCGATGTGCGGCTCGCATGATCCGCATCACCTTGTCCGCGGGCCGACTGGTGCAGCGCCTGCGAGCGCGGGCCGAGCGGATCGCGGCTGGCCAGATTGCCGCACGCAGGCGCGATGCGTCCCCGCGCCCGAACTGGCGCGCGGCCGAGACCTTGTGGCCTGACCTGTTTGGAGACCCCCGCGATGGAAAATGATCTGCGCGCCGCGCTGATGGCCTGGCTGCGCGCCGATCCGGCGCTCGCGGCGATCAACGCGATCGAGGAAGAAGCTCCGCTTTCCGCCACACCGCCCTGGCTCGGCATCGCCGCCAGCGCCAGCGTGGACTGGGGCACAAAAGACCGCGCCGGACGCGAGATCAGGATCGCGCTCGAACTTGAGAGCTACACCGACCTCACCGCTAGCGATGCCAATCTGCTGACCGCGATCGAGCGGCGGGTGCTGGATCTGCCGCCGTTCCACCCGGGTTTCGAACTCGCCTCGATCCGCTTCCTGCGCTCGCGCAGCGAGGCCCGTGCCGACAACCGCCGGGGCGCGCTGCTCGAATACCGCTTCCGCCTTTTCGTCCCGCTTTAGGAGTAAGCCCTCATGCCCGCACAATCCGGCGCCGCCTTCCTGCTCAAGATCGCCGACGGCGCCACGCCCCCGGCGTATCAGACCATTGCCGGTCTCAGGACCACGCAGATGTCGATCAACGGCGACACCGTAGTCGTCACCCACAAGCAATCCGGCGGATGGCGCGATCTGCTGTCCGGGGCGGGCACACGCTCGGTCTCGGTCAGTGCGGCCGGGATATTCCTTGGCAGCGTGGCTGAGAGCACGGTGCGCGCCCACGCCCTCGCCGGGACGCTCGACAATTACGAGCTGTCCTTCGAAGACGGCGAGAAGCTGCGCGGGCGTTTTCTGGTCCAGCGGCTCGATTATGCCGGGGATTTCAACGGGGAGCGCAGCTACACCCTGCAGCTTGAAAGCTCCGGCCCTGTGGTGCCCGCGTGACCGCCGCCGCCAATCCGCTGCGCGGAGAGGCTGCGCTTGCGGTGAACGGCGCGACCTATGTGCTGCGCCCGAGCTTCGAGAGCCTGGTCCTTGCTGAAGCCGAGCTAGGGTCACTCTTCGCAATGGTCGAACGGGCGGCTGGCGGGGCGCTGACGCTGACCGAGATGACGGCGCTGCTGTGGCATTGCCTTCCGCGCGAGGGGCGGCCCGAGCGGGTTGCCGTCGGTCAGGCGGTGCTGGCGATGGGGCTGGTCGAAGCGACCCGGCCCGTGCGCGCCGTGCTGGCACAGGTGCTGCAGGGCGAAGCATGAACGCTGGCGGCGGCGGCACACGCTTTGCCGATGCCGCAGCCCGCTGGTGCGCCCTTGCAGCGCAGTATCTTGGATGGCGCCCCGCCGACTTCTGGGGCGCCACCCCGGCCGAACTGGCGATGGCTCTGGCACCCTGCACCGACGCTGCCACCCCTCTCCCGCCGAGCCGCGACACGATTGCCCGCATGATGGAGCATGACGCCAATGACTGAGAATTTCGATGAACTGGTGATCGACGTGCGCGCCCGGACTGACGGCTTTGCCAGCGACGTCGAAGCGATGCGCCGCTCGCTTGACGGATCGCTCGTCGATGGCTTCAGCCGCGCCGGGAATGTGCTGGAAAACGGGCTGCTTGGCGCTTTGCGGCGGGGGAGCTTGGGGTTCGACGATCTCAAGCGGGTCGCGTTTAACGCGCTCGGCGAGATTGCCAGCTATGCGCTTCAGTCAGGGCTAAGCAGCCTCTTCGGCGGCGCGGGCGGCGGTGGGGGCGGGGCCGGGGGCGGGCTCGGCAGCCTGCTTGGCCAGTCGATCGGGGCGCTGTTCGGCTTGCCGGGCCGCGCAACCGGCGGCCCGGTGGCTCCGGGGCGGGCCTATGTCGTGGGGGAGCGCGGGCCGGAGATTTTCGTCCCCACCGCATCCGGGCGGGTCGAGACCGGTCCGGCGGCACCCGGCCGCGATGTGCGCGTGGCGATCCAGATCGCGGTTCCGCGCGGACAGGCCGCCCCCACCGCCATGCAACGCTCCTCGCGCCAGATCGCGAGCGCGGTGCGCCGCACCCTGCAACAGGTCTGACCGAGAGGCTGCCCCCATGACATTCTGGCTCGCCCGCGAACGCCGCGCGCAGGAAAGCACCTTCATGCAGCGGTTCGATCCGCGCTTCTGGACCGTCAACTTTCCGCGCCCCGCGATGGCTTCGGTGGTCACGACCGGGCCGGACAGCCTGCGCCTTGATGTCGAACTGCACCACGCCGGGGAGCTGGTGGGGTTGATCTGGGACAGCATCGACACCCTCGATCATCCCCTCCTCGCCTATCAGACCGACCGCGATTACCGGCACACCACACTCAGCTTTCGGTGGCGGTCGAACGGCGTGATCGCCCTTGATCAGCCCAACGGACCCTCGCTGACCATCGAAGGCCGCGACGCCGCTGGCAGCCCCCGCACCTGGTATGTCAGGCTGTGGAACTATGCGGCGGGCACGCCCGTCGATGCACGGATCGCGCTGCCCTTTTCCTCGCTCCAGAGCGGCTATGGTCTGCCGGGGGAACCGATCTTCGCTGGCGATATCGACCGCATGTTCATCTCGCTGGTGGCACCCGGCCACGTTCCCGGAAGCACTGCCCCGTTGCCACAGCGATTCGATGGCTCGGTGGTGATGTCCGACATCCGCGCCGATGGCGCGCGGGCAATGATCGAGCTCGGCGATGTGCTCATCCCACCCCATGCCGAACGCATCGCCACCGCCTACGACGATGCCTACAACCAGACCCCGGCCCGCGTGCTGCGAGGGATCATCGGCCTCGGCTATCGCGAGGACATTGTCCATTATGTCGGGATGAGCCACTTCATGCAGTTGGCGCGTCAGCCCGGCGGCAACCTTGCCGCGGCGGTGCCGGGCACTCTGTGCGTCCCGGCAGAGGCGTGGCACCGCAGTTATTTCGCGCTGGCAAAAGCTGGCGGGTTCGAAGTCATCGCTTCGCTGTCCTACGAACTGTTCGATGCCTATTGTCCCGCAGGCTGGAAGCAGCGCACAGCTGCCGGCAACCCGGCGCTGACCGGGTGGGTGCCGCCCTCGACGCTGCTTTCGCCGGCCAACAGCGCCGCGATGGCCTGGCTGGGCGACATCGCCCGCGCCTTCGTCGATCTGCTGGTCGAGGCACAGCAGCCGGTTCGGTTCCAGATCGGCGAGCCGTGGTGGTGGGTGACCTCCGCCCGCGAAATCTGTCTGTACGACGATGCCGCCAAGGCCGCGCTGGGCGGCAATCCGCCTGTGATCGCCGACATGGCCGCCCCGCTCGATGCGGCGGCCAGGGCGCTGCTCGATGCGGCAGGGGTGCTGCTGGCGCAGTCGACAGCGGCGCTGGCAGCAGCAGTACGGAATGCCGCACCGGGCGAGGCAGAGATCCTGCTGCTCGCCTTCACACCGACGATCCTCGATCCGGCCATGCCCGAGCTGTACCGGGCCAACCTGCCGACCGGATGGGCTGCCCCGGCGTTCGACCGCCTGCAGCTGGAAGATTACGACTGGCTGACTGCCGGAGCGGATGCGCCCCGCCGCGCTGCCTATGATTTCGTGGACGCCAGGCTCGGCTATCCGCTGGCTGATCAGGATTATCTCGCCGGATTCGTCTTCGATCCTGTCAATGCCGAGGCCTACTGGGGGCGCATCGACAACGGGCTCGACGAAGCCGCCGCCCGCGGCATCACGCGGCGCTATGTCTGGGCGCTGCCCCAGGTCAACCGCGACGGATACACCCGCCTCCCCACTGCGCCGGAGCCAAGCATGGACCCCTTCGACGATCTGCCCTACCCCTTTGCGCTAGGCCGCAGCGCCTCGGTCGCGCCCGAGTTCTCGACGTCGGTGGCTGTCACGGCTTCGGGGCATGAGCGGCGCAACGCCTTGTGGTCGGACGCCAGGCTGCACTTTGATGTCGGCCCCGGCATCCGCTCGGAAAGCGAATTGTCCGAACTGATCGCCTTCTTCCGCGCCCGGCGGGGTCCGGCGCGCGGCTTCCGCTTGACCGATCCTTTCGACCACAGCTCCAACGGGATGACCGGCGCGCCGACCATGCTCGATCAGCTGATCGGGATCGGCGATGGGGTGCGGACTGACTTTCAGCTGACCAAATCCTACGGCGCGGCGGAACCGCAGATCCGCCCGATCACCCGCCCGCGCCCGCAGACTGTGCTTGTCAGTGTCGGCGGGGCTGCCAGCACGGCATGGACGCTGGGCGACAAGGGGATGCTGCGATTGCTGACAGCACCGCTGGCGGGGGCGGAGGTACGGGCCGGCTTTCGCTTCGACGTGCCGGTGCGTTTTGCCGAGGATCGGCTTGACGTGTCTGCGGTCAATTTCGCTGCCGGTGAAGCGCCATCGGTGCCGCTGATCGAAATCAGGGAGAGCGCCTGATGCGCGTGTTCTTTGACCGCGAGCTCGACACGGTGGCGACCTTCTGGCGCATCTACCGCCGCGATGGCACCGCGCTTGCCTTCACCAGCCATGACCGCGATCTGACCTTCGGCGGAATCAGGCATCTTGCGGCCCCCGGCATGATCCCGGCGGCGATCCGTCTCACCAGCGAACTCGCCAACGACAGCGCCGAAGTGCAGGGCGCGCTCAACCATGATTCTATCCGCGAGGATGATCTGGCCGCCGGGCTGTTCGACGATGCCGCCATTGATATCGGGGCGGTCGATTGGTCGACCCTTGATCACCACACCCTCTACACCGGCCAGATCGGACGGATCGAGGATGACCGGTCACAGTTTTCTGCCGAACTGCGGTCAACGAAAAGCATGCTGGAACAGGATCTCGTTCCGCGCACGAGCCCTACTTGCCGGGCGGAGTTTTGCGGGCGAGGGTGCGGCCTTTCGGCCGTGCGCTTCACCGCGGTGCATGCGCTCGCCGCGATTGATCTTGACGGGAACCGGGTGCGGTTTGCCGGGCTTGACGGCGAGGCACATGTGGAGGGTCGCCTACGTTTCATGGCTGGGCCGCAAACCGGGATTGCGTTCGGGATCATCGACGCGGAAACCGACTGGTTGGTGCTCGACCGGCCGCTGGTGGCGGGAACCGTGACAGGCACGCTGACACAGCTGCGTGAGGGCTGCGATCACACTATCGCCACGTGCGGCAGCCGCTTCGGCAACGCGGCCAATTTTCGCGGAGAGCCGTTCTTGCCCGGCAATGATCTGCTCGCCCGGTACGGCCAGCCATGAACCATCCTGGCGCGCGGCTGGCGACAGCCGCCGAGGCCTTGATCGGGTGCCGCTTCAGGCTGCACGGTCGCGATCCCGATACAGGGCTGGACTGTGTTGGTGTCGTTGCCTGCGCTCTGTCGTCATTTGGGGCCTGCCCGGTGGTGCCCGGTGGCTACGGCCTGCGCAATCTGTCGGTCAATCACTGGTTGCCGCTGGCTGAGCAATCGGGGCTGATGTTGACGCACAGCCCGCTTGAGCGCGGTGATGTGGTGCTGATCAATCTGGCACACAGCCAGCACCACCTCGCCATTGTGTGCGACGCACAGCACGTGGTGCACGCCCACGCCGGACTACGGCGCGTCGTGCGCCAGCCGCTTGATCCCGCATGGCACGTGCGCGCGCAATGGCGCATCCCAACCCTATTGGAAGGCTAGTCTGATGGCGACACTGGTTCTGACTGCTGTGGGCAGCGCGATCGGCGGCCCGATCGGCGGTTCGATCGGCGCATTTCTTGGCCAACAGATCGATCGGCGGATTTTCGGCCCCGGCGGCCGTGAGGGCCCGCGTCTGCGCGAACTGGCGATCAGCACCTCAAGCTACGGCCAGCCCATCCCCCGTCAGTTCGGCCGCATGCGAGTGCCCGGAACGATCATCTGGTCGACCGATCTGATCGAAAGCAAGCGCAAGGAGAAAGGCGGCAAGGGCCAGCCTTCCACCACCGTCTATTCCTATGCAGCGTCATTTGCCGTGGCGTTGGCGAGCACGCCGATTGCGCGGCTCGGCCGGATCTGGGCGGATGGAAGCCTGCTTCGCGGGGCGCTGGACGATCTGAAGGTCGGCGGGACGCTGCGGGTTTATCGTGGCTTCGGCGATGATCCCGTTGATCCGCTGATAGCGGCAGCCAAAGGCGGTCAGGCACCTGCCTTTCGTGACTGCGCCTATGTCGTTTTTGAAAACCTCGAACTTGGCGATTACGGCAATCGCATTCCTGCGCTGAGCTTCGAAATCTTCGCCGATGGGGGTGAGGAGAGCGTGTCTTTGGCCCAGCTGGTGCCCGGAGCATCGCCGCTGGTCGCCTCCCGTCCTCTGGCCCACGCACGCGGCTTTGCTGACGAGGGCGGCCCGCTGGCATTCACTCTCGCGGCAATCGACCAGGTCATCCCGCTGGTATGCATGTCAGGCGGCGACGGGCTTTCGATCGCGCCGCGTGCCACTCCCGGCAGCGAGATCGTCACCCTGCCCGATCAGCTAGCGCCGGTGAATGCAGGCGACGAAGAGGCGCGCCGCAAGCAGCGCGCCGGGCTGCCGGCGCGTATGCCCGCGGCGTTGCGCTATTACGACGAAGACCGCGATTACCAGACCGGCGTGCAGCGAGCCGCAGGCACGCGGCAGGCAGGCCGCGAACTGATGATCGACCTGCCGGCCACCATGACGGCAAGCGGTGCCCGCCAGCTCGCCAACGATAGTGCGAACCGGGCTCGTTGGCAGCACGAAACGGTAACCTGGCGGATCGGCGAACTCGATCCGCGCATCTCACCCGGTTCCATCGTCCGTCTGCCTGATGCCCCAGGGCGCTGGCTGCTGCGCTCATGGGAATGGATGGATCGTGGCGTGGAGCTTGAACTGGAACGACTGGCGCCGGCAGGCGGCGGGCCGCGGGCAACCGATCCCGGCGAAAGCCTCTCGCCCGTCGATCTCGTCATCCCGCCAACTTGGTTGGCTGCAATCGAGGTGCCAGCGGACGGCAGTGCCAGTTCCGCTCGTCCGCTGATATTTGCTGCCGCTTCGGCGAATAACAGCGCATGGCGCGGTGCCGCGCTGTTCGCAGTGCAAGGCACCTCGCTAGTCGATCTCGGTATCACCGGCGCGCAGCGGGCGCTTGTCGGCACGCTCGATGTGCCGCTCGCCGCGTCGAAATCACTGCTGCTAGAACCGCAGGCAGAGATCACTGTTTCGCTGGTCGCCGACGATCTCGACCTGCCGGAAACCGACATCGCCGGCCTAGCAGCCGGCGCAAACCGGATGATGGTGGGCGGAGAGTTGATCCAGTTCATGAAAGCCGCGCCGCTCGGCGAGGGCCGCTGGCGGCTGTCGGGCCTGCTGCGTGGGCGAGGCGGGACCGAGCCTCAGGCTGCGCAGGGGCATGCCGCCCAAACGCCGATCATTGTCATCGACGACAGTCTCGTTCCGCTCGATCCTGTGCTGGTGCCGCCCTCTGCCAATTCCCGCATCGCCGCGATCGGCACAGGCGATAACGATACGGTGATCGCACCGCTCGCCAATGCCGGCCTGTCGCGCAGACCGTCATGTCCGGTGCATGCACGCAGGCGCCAGGAAGCCGACCAGAGCACCTTGTTTTCGTGGACCAGGCGCGCGCGCGGGCAGTGGCGCTGGGAAGACAGCGTCGAACTTCCGCTGGTCGAAGAAAACGAGACCTATCTGGTCGGATATGGGCCGGTGGATACGCCGCAAGCCACGTGGCAACGCGATGCCGCCTGGTTGCGCCTGTCTGCAACAGAGTTGGCCGCCCTCCCCGCAACCTATGGCCCCGGTTCGCTGTGGGTAACGCAGATCGGCACATACGACCGCTCAACGCCGCTACTGCTCGCAACATTGTCCTGA